CACCTCGAGGCGCCCGAAGCGCTGGCCCGTCAGGTCGATTGCGTTCGTGCTCATGGCGCGGCCTCCAGTGCGGCGACGAGGGCTTCCGCTTCGCTCGCGTACCTCGTTTGACGTTTGCGCGAGGGTGTTTCCACAACCCATGCGCCCTCGATTGCGTCGAGGCATGACGGGGCGTAGCCGGGTTCGCGGCGCGCCTCTCGCACCAGTGCGATCAGACAGCCGATCGTCGCGGGGTCGGAGAGGTCGGGGATGGCCTCTGCAAAGCAGCTGTCATGCACGGCGTTTGATCTCTCGTCGCACGGGAACCAGCGCCAGCCGCAAAGCCTCCATGCCCATCGGTGCTCCGCGTGGACTCGCTTGCTTCCGTCACGCCACCGCCAATGCTTGCAGGCCACCGCACGGCGGCCGAGGTCTTCGAGGGTCATGGCTCCCCCCTCATCGCGCCCTTCAGCGCCTTGCAAAGCTCCGTGGCGGCCTCGTAGTGAAGCGTCAGCGTCGCCATGCGCTCATCGTCCACGAGCACGAGCACGTCGAAGCACGGCCGATCGCGGTCGTCAGTGTGCCCAGCCTCGAACGTGATGCTGACGGAGCACCCTGCTCCGTTGTGGTTGCGCGCGTCGTTGTCGATGATGGTTGGTGTCATGGTGAAGTAGCCGCTCATTTCTTCATGTCCTCCGCCATCGCTCGCGCTGCAGCGCGGATCAGGTCCATGAGCTTTGCGAAGGTGATGTCGCCGTCGTCAAAGTCTCCAAGCAACGCGCGCACGCCCTCGTAGCTGAGGCCGTAGGCGCGCATTTGCTCGGCCTCCTGGCGGATCATCGCGGAGAAGTTTTGCGCGGCGAAGGTGCGCATGCGCTCGCACTCCGCCTCAAGCTCCCGCACGCGGGCGATGAGCGCGGGAACGTCGGTGCGGGCGTGGGCGATAAACGCACCGTCAAAGCCGAGGCCGTCTTCGCCTTCAACGTGGTTGTTGTGAACGCGCGCGAGGAAGTGCACCGAGCGTTCCCACCCTGGCTTGAACTCAATCGCGCCACACGGCGGGACCTCAACGTATCCGCATCCATCGTGATAGGTCCAAGGCCCCGGCGTGGCCGCGTTCGCGCGGCGCTCGATTTCGTCGAGGTCGATCATGGCCGCGCTTTCCTTCGTGCCGTCTGATGGGTTCGTATGAGACCTGTCGGTGTCACCGTTACCTGGAGATTTGCTCTTTTTGTCATGACTTCCAAGACAACGTATCCGCTCTCCGTGGAGTGAATGCGCGTCACTTCCGCCGGCCCCCACACGAAGCCGTAATCTGTCTCGTGCATTGGTTGTTTGCTCATGGCTCCTCCGGAATCGGCAGGGCGCGAATGGCCCCTTCAATGCGCTGCGAGCCCATGCCGAGCCCGTCCTCGTGCGAAAGGTGCTTGACGCAATTCGCACACGCCTCCCGCATCGCCTCCGCCCCACGGCGGTAGGCTAGATCGTAAGCGAGAGCCTTTGCGCGCAGCCGCTCGGATTCGTCAACCAGTCCTTTTGTCGCTGCAAATCCGTTACGTTCAACCTGATCGCGCTCGGCTTTGCGCAGGCGGCATTCTTCCCGCAGCCGCTCCGCCTCGGCGCGCGCTTCGTCGCGCTCTCGATTTGCGGTTTCCCGCAAGCGCGAACACACGTCGATGTGCGTGCGGATGCCCGCGCGCCCGCACTCGAAATCGAGCGTCTCCGTGTCGTCGTATCCCGTCACACGCTTCCATTCTGCGATCTCGGCAAGCGCTTCGTCGCGCTCGTGCCTGTAACGCCACGTCTCCTTTTGGAACGTCTCGATGTTGTTGTTGACGGTGACAACCTGCTCGCGCAAGCGGTCGCGCTCGCGCACTAGGCGGTCGTACTGCTCAAGGCTGCGCTCGGCCTCCACGTCGCGCTCGTCAAGCGCAGTGGTGAGGGTGGCGATCTCCAGGTCTGCCTCGGCCTTGGCGGTCGTGAGGGCCACGATGGTGTCGCGCGCTTCGTCGCGCTCGCGCTCACACTTGTGCGCCCATGCTCGTGCCTTGTCGCGCTCGCCTTCGGAATAGGTGAGCCAGCACGATCCTACGATGGCGCGCGCCTCTTCCAGCTGCCGCGCCAGTTCGAGCATAGCGCTCTTCGCGTCGCGCCCCTGCATGCCTGCGGACTCCCAGGCGAAGAGGGAGAGGTCGCGCTCGCGCGTAACCGTCTCGAGCTCCGCTTCGAGTTCTTCGATCGTCTTCATGCTCCGTGACTCCTCAGGTATTCGACCTCAGCCTCGAACGCCGTCGAGGCGACGCTACGCGCCACCGCGAGACGCTCTTCGAAACCCGGCGCGGCGTAGTGCCACTCGCCCGGCGGAACGTCGCCAAGGTGGCGAATGAGCGCACTAGCGGCTGCGCTGCGAGCCGCACGGGCGATGCGCCCGCGCTTCGTGTCCTTGCGGAGCTGCGAGCCCCACTCGGGGCCGCAGGCGTCGTCGGCGAGTTGGTCGGCGATGGCGAAGGTTAGGAGGCTCATCGCCCGGCCTTGCGCTCGAGGTGGCGGACAACGCGCTTGCGGTCGTCGGCGCTCATCGCGGCGAACTCCGCATCGGAGATGCTGGCCTTCGCCTTGCGCCACGTCTGGAAGATGACGGACCAGAAGGTGACCGAACCATCGCGGTGAAGAGTAACCTTGTGCATCGCTTCGTCCTTTCAGTTCCCCGCCCGTTCGGCGGCGTCGTCGCGAATCGCGTCGACGAGTGATGTTCTACGAAAGAAAAGAACTCTCGTCTACCTCTTTTTCACGAAGGCTTCGATTTCTTCGCGCGCGTGCGAAAACCCTCGGCAAACGAGCACCGTGTGACCGACGGACCGCAGGTAGGCGTGCCAGTCGCGTTGTTCCGCGCTGACGCTCCCTCCCTCGGCGCGCTTCATCTCGATCCAGAGCGTCCACGCGGGCACGAAGAGGTCGGGCACGCCAGCGGAGACGCCTTCGGCCTTCAGCTTCGCGCCGGTCGTTCGGCTGCGCTGCGACCCGTTCGGGATCGCGAAGATGCGCACGCCTCCGCGCGTCACGAGCCCGTACGTCTGGCGGAACCAGCGCACGAGGTTGCGCTGCTCTTCGTGCTCGGTGGGCACCCTCAGAATGGGATCAGCTGAAGCCACGCCGGGCACTCGTTTTCGGCTTCGGCGAACTCGCGCGGCGGGCTTTGCTCGAACAGTCTGCACCTTGCACCTTCTTCCCAGTCGCCAAATTGGCTGGCGTAGTTGTCGCAGTTCACGCAGCAGCGCGGCGGGTTGTTCACAACCGAACGCCACTCTTGGATCGTCTTCAGCTTCACCATTCGCGCCTCTTCACTTTGAAGAACTTCCCATCGCGCTCGAACGTTACGAGACGTGGAGGTTTTGCGGCGGTTAGCTCTTCGGCAATATCTTCGAGCGCATCATTCGATGTAGCCAGAGCGGCGGAAAGCCCCGCGCTCTGTGCGATGCTCGCCAGCGTGCGGCGCGCTTTTTCGCCAGCATACCCAGGATGGTCGATCGTCAGATACTCGTCGATCGGCTTCTCGGAGAAGCTGCCGTAGTAACGGACGCGGAGCATCTCGAGGCCGTTCGACGCGCTGACGTGGCGGCGCCACTCCCACTCGGTGACGATGAGGTCGGAGCCGTCGCGCCCCATGATGTCGTCGTTCCGAAGCGCGAACTTCTTCTCAGGCGGCGGCGGAAACTCGAAGCCGCACGACGGGCAGGTTCGGCACGTCGGGTGCACGAGCTCCCCGCACTCGTCGCACACCTTCACCGGCGCTTCGCCGTCGCCTTCGCCCGCCTTGTCCGGCGGCTGCACGGCGGTAATAGGGCCGTGCGTGGCGACGACACCCGCGAAGTCGAGGACGAGACAGTGGTCGGTGTGCGCCTTCGGCCTGAGCCCGCGCCCCGCCATCTGCACGTACAGGCTCGGCGAGAGCGTCGGGCGAAGCATGGCGATGAGGTCGATGTTGGGGGCATCGAATCCCGTCGTGAGCACGTTCGCGTTCGTGAGTGCGCGCAGCTCGCCGCGCTTAAACGCCGCTAGGATGCGCTGACGCTCGGCCTTCGGCGTCTCGCCAGTCACGCACGCGGCGGGCACGCCTTCGGCCTGTAGGGCGTCGCAAACGTGCTTCGCGTGCTCGACGCCGCAGCAGAAGAAGAGCCACGAGCGGCGCTCACCTGCGAGCGCGAGAACCTCGCGCACGACGGCGGCGTTTTTGTCGGCGGTGTCGACCGCCGCCTGCAGCTCGCTCTCGATGTACTCGCCGCCGCGCTTGTGCACGCCGTCGGTGCTCAGCTTCGCCTGCGTCACCTTCGAGCGCAGCGGGGCGAGGTGGCGCTTGTGCACCAGCTCCTCGATGGAGACGGGCTCGATGAGGTCGGCGAAGAGCGCAGGTTCGTCGGTGATGAGTCCGTGCCCGAGACGGTACGGCGTCGCGGTGAGACCCACGACGCGGAGCGCGGGGTTGATGCGCACGAGTTCGGCGATGAACGTGCGGTATCCGCCCTCATCCTTGTGGCTCACCAGGTGGCACTCATCGATGATGACGAGATCGACGTGACCGACTTCGGCGGCGCGCTTCCGAATCGACTGGATGCCCGCGAACGTGATGGGCTCGCCGAGTTCCTTCCGCCCGATGCTCGCCGAGTAGATGCCCATCGGCGCACCTGGCCAGTGCTGGCGCATCTTCTCCGCGTTCTGCTCGATGAGTTCCTTCACGTGCGTGAGCATGAGAACGCGCGTCTCCGGCCAGCTCGTAAGCGCGTCGCGGCAGAGCGCGGCGACGATGTGCGACTTGCCCGCTCCGGTGGGCAGCACGAGGCACGGGTGCCCGGTCGGGTTCGCGCTGAACCACGCGTAGAGCTGGTCGATGGCGCGTTGTTGGTAGTCGCGCAGTTGGACGGTCATCCCACCACCTTCGCGTCGAACTTGCGGCGAAGCTGAACGAGCGTCGGGTCGACACACGCCTGCGGGTTCGCGATGATCTCCGACGACGAAAAGCCGCCGGGGCCGTTCGTCACCTCGGCGCCGTCGATGCGGAAGACGATCGCCCAGTCCCGCACGCCTACGAACTCGAAGGGCACAAGGTCGAAGTGCAGCGCGTGGCAGTCATGGGCCTCGCGTTGCCAGTCGGTCGGGATGACGTTCTCGCCGTGCCGCGCACACGTCCACGTCGACTCCGGCGTGGCGGTTGAGTGCGCGCAGGTTCGACAGTTCACTTCCTTCGTTACGCGAGAGCCGTGGCAGAGGTCGTGCGCCGAGCACCACTTGCACTCGTACCAAGTCGGGTCCGTGCTGATGGGCGGCGGCATCTCGTCTGACGTTGCGGTGCGTTGCCCGCGCTCGATGGCGCGCTCTGCGTGCTCGCGGTCGAGCTTCACGCGCTCGGTGTAGATGCGATCATCGTCTTTGCAGATCGCGACGTAGAGCGCCCGGTCGACGCCGGTGCCGCGCATGTAGATCTGCATCTGGGTGTAGTGTTTCGGCTGGCTCTTCTCGACGCCCTGCTTCTCGACGTCTTCCCAAGACTTTTTCGAGTGCGTCTTGATTTCGAGCACGTGCGCCGTCTTCGGTGCCTCGGGTACGCCTGCGGTGATGATGCCGTCGATTGACCCCGAGACGTGCGAGCCGAACTCCACGCGCGTCTGGTCAGCGCCCGTCGCGCGAACCTTCATCCCGATCGCGCGAAGGTCTTCGACGACCGTCTCCTCCTCGCGGTGCCCGCGGCGGAAGACGCGCAGGATGCGCCCGGGGAACTGATCGCGGAACGCCCACCGGAAAGACAGCCACAACTTGCGCTCGCACTTCTCGCCGAGCGTCGAGGCGCCCATGTGAGGCCGGAAACACGCTTTGTGGTCGGCGCGGGTCGCTTCGTGCGCCGCGTCGATGAGGGCGGCGATGGTGTTCTTGGGTTCGGGGATCTTCATCTCTGCCTTCCTGTGCTATTCAAAACGGCGAGGACCGCCGACGAACGCCTTCCGGCGGCGGCCCTCACCTTCTCAAAGGGTCACTTCGCCCACGGCGGCTTCGGCCCGGCCTTCGCCGCGGCCTTCGCAGCAGCGGGAGCCGGCGTCGCCGAGCCCTCGAGGCTCTTGTGCCCCTGCACCTCGTTCTGCGCCTCGTAGCCGTTCGAGGCTTCGCGCACCTTGAGCTTCACGCTCACGTTGCAGCCGAGGAGCTGGTCGGTGTCGTTGACGCGGGCGAGC